CACCTGACAACCTATTTGCCTTAACAAATTCTGCATAACTTACACCTCGGAAAGATAATCCACTCTTTCTATAAGCCGACATACTTGTTGCCTGTTTACCCATTCCACGAGATATATCTTGGAATGAACGAAATCCTCGTGCTCCCACACTTAATGCCATGACTGCAGTCAACGCTTTTACCGAAGTAGTTAATCCTCTCATTACAGCGGTGTTCATTTGTGTATCATTACTCTTAACCTCTAATGGTTTTCCTTGTGCAAGTGCATTTAATTCCTTAACACTAACCCCAATGGCGGCTGCCAACTTTCTTCTTTGAATTACACTCATTCTCTGTAATGCCTCTTCACTACCAACTTGTTTTACAATTTCTTTTTGTAGGTCTGACATTTTACCCGCGAGAGCGAGTCTACGAGCTCTATCTAAATTCAATGCCTTACCTGTAAGGACTTGAGCTTCTAATTCTGCCTCAATACTACTTTCAAAATCTAACAATGAATCTGCAATCTTCGCAGTAGTGTCTAAACTTAAACCAAGTTTACGAGCCTCAACTGCAGCTCTTCCAAGATTCACAAAATTATCTCTACTGAATTCTGCTATTAATTGTGAATTATTTTTTAAATCCTCTATAACATCTGCTGGTGCAACTCCTCGTTGTCTGGCATATGCAGCTACGGTTCGTTGTTGTGCAAGTGCCTGTTCTACAGATGCATTTGTTATATTTCTCTGTTGTTTTGCAAGTTCTAATGCAGCCTCACCATTGATACCATATAAAAGTCTACTTTGTGTTAAACTTGCTACGGTTCGTAAATTGAATTGTCTTATATCCCCAAATATAGTTTTAAAATTACTGAAGTTGGGTAATAAACTCTTGAAAAAGTTTTCAAAATCATATGCAAAAGCACCTTGACTTAGTGCCTTACCTGCCAGTGCGATACCCCCAAGTATAGCGAGTCTTGTGGTATTTCTCAATAAAAATCCAAGACCAAATCGGCCTTCAGTCATTAACTGAGCTACTGGTGATTGTTCACCTTTACCTGCATCTTCTCTCTGTTTTTTAATTCTTTCATTCATTTCATACATTTCTTTGGCACCCTTAGACCCAAGAAGTAGATTAGAAATTATTCCCCTCTCACCACCAGATTCTCTAAGTATATTTGAAGTAAATGAACCAGCAAATTCTGCACCAGCATCTCTACCAAATCCAGAGAATTGGTTACGAACCCCTTGACTCATTTCTTGACCTAAGTTATCTGCACCCAATGCAGTGGATAAGAAATCACCAATGAATGGTATACTTTTAATACTATTGGATATCATATCACCAAATTTTGATGCGGCGTTTGCCGATGCACTGATTTGGTTATTTATAGACTTTTGAATTCTTTGTTCTTCTTTAAGAACTTGTATAATTTTCTTTCTGTTTTGTAGACCCTTTCTTGTAAACTCTGCCTCTAATTCTGATAGGTCTTTGATTTGGAAATCTTCTTTATGTATATCTCTACGATTACCCAATATCTCTTGTGTAAGGTCATTGGATTTTTTTAGTGTGTTGAGTTGGCTGTCGGATAGCTTTTTATAGTCTGAGAATGTTTCAACTAATCTCTTACTATAATTTACTATATCAGGAAACTCTTTAGATATTTCTTTAATAAATTTATCAGTTTCTTGAACTGATTTTTGGATATCCTCAAAGTTTCTTTTTGCTTTATCAGATTGTGCCATATGTTATTATCTCAACTTAAATGTATAACCGAATATTTTTTTAAAGTATGTCGCTTATGTCTCTTCCAAACAAATCATCCATATCTGATTTCCAATTTGGGTCTTTCATTTTTTTATTAAGATATTGTTGTGTTTGTTTGTCGATTTGAGCTATTTTTTGAATACTCTGTTTGATAACAGGGTCTTTAGATAGTTTCTTAATTACACTCTTTTTTGCTCTCTTTGTCGCAAGAGCTTTCATGAGAGAACCCACGAACTCTGGTATTAATTTTCTATCTTTGATTGTTATTTTAGACATAATGACTCCTAATTATCAATAATAAATATCACAAGTCACTATTTTCCGAATTGTGGACGGGGTGTTTGAGTTGTATTTTTTTGTGCCTTCTCAATCTCTTTTTTCTGTTCCTCATGAGACTCAATTATCTTTTGTATATAAAATCTTCGGAGCGGAATGGGCATATTATAGACTTCATGGTGGGTAAACCCGCCGTTGCCGTTATATATTAGACTGAAGACCTCTTCGTGGATTGCCGGCCTGTTACTCGCCGGCTGGCCAAAAAAAGTCAATCCCAAGTGCAATGGGAACTTGGTGTTTCTTACCCACTTTACTTGTGTAACTGATACTCATATCAACATCAGGTTGAATTGACTTAACATACTTTCTAAACTCACGAGTATCTAATGACAAAAACTCATTATCAACAAAATTATCAATAGTTTGTTGGTCTGTATTACCATCAACTGATAAAATTTGTTTTTTTAATCTTAATGTTAATTCATTATTTACACCTGTAAGTTCTGTTGCCTTCTCATAGTTTTGAATCAATGTATCGAGTTCTAGCTCATCTTGGTGTGTGAATAATTTAAACTCAATAGTCCTATTAGAATTAGGTAATGTGTATGAAAATTTATTCTCACCCTTAAATACTGATTCATCGAACTCAATATCATTTAATTTAGATAGGTCTATTTCTGATTCTACTGATTCACCTGAATCAGGGTCAATTATCGTTATTGGATAATCTTTACCATAACCCAATATACGAGTTCCTATCATGATTGCGTTCTTATCACCAATTAGTAAATCACCTAATTTAACATTTGGTGTCACTATCACACTTTCCAAAAGTCTGTCAATTACAACACCTTGTTCAATTAAGTTTTGAGAAGTTAGTATATCTTCTTCTTTCGCTGTCATGTATTTTACATCAATTGTTCCCTTACTTAAAGGACTATCTTTGGGATACAATAATCCCTTTGATGGTAAAGATAGCACTTCAGTAGGAAAACCATACTGATTATCTGCCATGTGTTAATCTCCTTGATTAATAAAGAATATTAAAACCATTAATTATAACTATTTTCGAAAATCAAAAATAATCTTATTTTTTATTTCCAAGAACTTTTTCTGCACCTGCTATTCCGAAACTACCTAAAGTAGTGAATAGGAATGAGTTGTATACCACATCATTGATAACTAAATCTTTACCCATGATACCAGTAACAACATCTGCACCTGCGAAGATAACCATTATTGTAAACGCACCGAAACCAATGATTGATTTCTCGTTATAGTCGTTGTCGTCCTTGAATATTTCCCACATTTTCATATATCTCCGATTGTTAGAATTGTAGTATTGCGTAATCGTAACGAAGAGTTAAACTAATGTCTGCCACATCTGTTCCATTTGCAAAATCTAAATCATTAAAGTTTGCAGTTTGGATAAATGCACCTTTCAATGTCCACTCTTCAACCTTATCACCGACTGGCCCTAATACATTAAATGAAATATCTTTCTTATAAAAGTCTGAGTATCCATCACGACCTGTTACAGATTCATGATGTAATCTTACCCATTCCATTACTGCCTGTGCTCCACTTGGAACGATTGGGTCATAGAGAGTAATCTCTAAAGGTTCCCAAGTTCCTTTACCTTTAACATATCTTTTAACATTGATATGATTTAATTCAACTTCCTCAAAAGTTATTTGTGGTCTGTTTGCAGTCTTTACAAGATATGCTGGTATACCCTCGATATACATGATAAAACGATTTTTCGTTTTAGGTTCAAACGGGGTAAAAAATATTTCATTTGGGTCTGTTAAAGCCATTTTATTTCTCCTATAAGGCATTTTTCTAATTACATTAATAAATATCAAGAAACGAAAAAAAGTGTATTCCATTTTTATATTTGTTATTAGAAGTTTTTTTGAAGTTTTTTTAAAAAAAAGCTTGACATTGGTTCGTAGTATTTGT